GCTGACAAAATGGAACGTCCTAAAGAAAGCATAAAAGACGAACTTGCTAAGATAGAAGAAGCCGAAGCAGAATATTTACTAAGCCAAGTAAAAGCTATTATTAAAAGTGATAAAAGATACAAGAGCGGAAAAAAGACAACCTTAGAAAGCTACACAGATTACCCAGATGCAGTAAAGAACAATGCACAAAGAGGTATAGACCTTAACAAAAAGGTAAACAACAAATGCGCTACTGAAGTGGGTAAGATAAGAGCGCAACAATTAGCACAAGGTAAGCCAATAAGTGAAGAAACAATAAAGCGTATGTATTCGTACTTGTCAAGAGCAGAAGAATACTATGACGAAAACGACAAAGAAGCTTGTGGCACTATCTCTTATTTATTATGGGGTGGTAAAGCTGGTAAGCGATACGCTGCTAAGAAACTAAAAGAGTTCGGAGAATTAAGCCTTGCTTCTATGACTGTAAACGAGGACTTTGCTATTATAGACGACCGCTTGGCTTATTCAACAGAAGAAAAAGCTAAAGAGATGTCAGCTAACATAGGTTGCGAAGGAATACACACGCACGAATACGAGGGTAAGACTTGGTATATGCCTTGTGAACAACACAGCGTTGATATGTATGGTAAATGTCCTAAAGGCTTTAAGAAGAAAAACGGAAAATGCGTAAGGTAATATGCTAAGAAGAATTAAAAGATTTATAACACCAAGTAAGACAAGTCCAAAGGGAAGTCGCAGAGGCGGTTGTTTGTGTGAAGATAACACTTACAAAACTAAATGCTGTGATGGAAGTTTAAGGGCGCAAGGTGTAGGGAACGTCTGAAAATGCAAAATTAATTTTTAACACTTATATATTAATATGAATACAAATGATATGATATCGAAAATCAAAGAAGTTGTAGGCTTATCTGAAGAAGTTAAGCTTGAGCAACAAACTTTAGAAAATGGTGCTATCTTGGAAGCTGAAAGTTTTGAGGCTGGTCAAGAAGTTTTTATTGTTTCTGAAGATGAGAAAATTGCCGTACCAGTTGGCGAATACCAAATGGAAGATGGGCGTATTTTAGTAGTAGCTGAAGAAGGTTTAATTGCTGAAATTAAAGCAGAGGAAGAAGAAGTTGAAGAAGAAGAAGTTGAGGAAGTAGAGGCTAAAGAAGAAGAAGAGGAAATGGCTTACGCTACTAAAGAAGAACTTGCTGAGGTTAAAGAAATGATTGAAGAAATCAAAGCTATGCTTGAGCCTAAAGAAGACTTGAGTGCTGATGACTTAGGCAACCTTATGACTGAGGAACTTGCTAAACACGAAAAAACAGAGTTAAGCGAAGTACCAGAAGAAGTACAAGAGGAACTAAACCAACCAGCTGCAGAGCCAATCAAGGCTAACCCAGAGGTACAAACAAAACAAAATTTCAAGTTTGCTAATAAAAGAAAACTAAGCACACTTGATAGAGTAATAAACAAAATAATTAACAACTAAAATTAAATTAAATGGCTAATCCAACAATTACTGCCTCCAGTTATGCTGGAGAATTTGCTGGGAAGTACTTAGGTGCTGCCCTTCTATCTGCATCAACGCTTGACGCTGGTGCTGTAACAATCTTGCCTAACATCAAGTATAAAGCTGCTATGAAAGTAGGTGCTTTTTCTAACTTGGTACGTTCTGCGGATTGTGATTTTGATGCTACTACTTCTGGTCTTACATTGACTGAAAAAGTACTCACCCCCACCGAATTACAAATAAATCTGCAAATTTGCAAGCAAAATTTGGTGTCGGATTGGGAGGCGGCTCAGATGGGCTTTAGTGCCTTTGACGAATTGCCACCTTTATTTTCTGACTACGTTATTTCAAGAGTAGCTGCTGAGGTTGCAAACGCAACTGAAACTTCTATTTGGAGTGGTGCTGCTGGACAAGGTTCTTTTGATGGTTACTTACAAGTATGTTTAGCTGATGGTGATGTAAACGACATTACTGCCGTAGCTATCACTTCTGCTAATGTTATCGCTCAGTTAGGCTCTGTTGTAGATAGCGCAGTTACTAACTGTCCTGGTATCTTAGGGAAAGAAGATTTGACAATGTATGTTTCTACTAACGTAGCACAAGCTTACATTCGTGCTTTAGGTGGCTTTGCTGCTACTATCGGCGGGGCTGGTACAGACAACAAAGGAACACAATGGTATAACGGAGGAGCTTTATCTTTTGAGGGTATCAATATGTTTGTAGCTAAAGGTTTCGGAAGCAACAAAGCTTTATTGACACCTAAGTCAAACTTGTTCTTTGGGACTGGTCTTTTAGATGACAGAAACGAAGTTAAAGTAATCGATATGGCTGACCTTGATGGTTCTCAGAATGTGCGTGTTGTAATGCGTTACACAGCTGGGGTACAAATCGGAATAGGAAACGATATCGTACTTTATTCTTAATAAATTAAATTAATCAACATAAATTGGGGTGGGCAAAACTGCCTACCCTTTTTTATTAAATCTAAAAAAATATGGCTTGTGCAATAACAAAAGGTAGAGGGGTTGGATGTAAGACCGCCTTTGCTGGAATTAAAAATATTTACATCTTAGATTATAGTGCTGCCATTGCTGCTTTAGGCGATAGTAGTGGTACTATAACACTACCAACTGACAACTCTGCTGAGTTCTTTAAGTTTGAAGTAAAGGGCGGTTTAAGTTCTTTAGAAACTACTGTAACATCAAGTAGAGAAAACGGAACTACTTTTTACGAAAGTACTTTAAATGTTACCTTTCAACTGTTAGACGTAGCGACACAAGAAGAAATAAAACTCTTAAATAGAGGTCGTGCGCATTACGTTGTAGAAATGTATCCAGATGGTGCTGGGAATACTAAGCGTTTATTAGTAGGTAGAGATAATGGCGCAGAAATAACTGGCGGTACTATCGTTACTGGTGCAGCTCCTGGAGATTTACAAGGGTTCACTTTAACAGCAGTAGCAACAGAGGTTTTTCCTCCGTTCTTCTGTACTGAACCAGACGTAAGTGCTGTAACACCAATCACACCAGCATAGTAGTTTATTTATGTTTAAAATTAGCCTTTCCATTTGGGAGGGCTTTTTTTTTATACAAAATAAAATAGTTTTGTTTATATATTAGTATGAAGATTATAGGAACTAATGGCGATAAAACTTTTAAGGTTATACCACGCCAATTTATTAGCGGTGCAATTACTGTAAACTTAACAAGTGAAAGTACTGGCGCAACTATAAATAAAACACCTACCGCTTCAACAGATGGCAATTATATGTCATTTGTAGCAGCTTTCGGTACATTAACTGAGAGCGATTTTTATATGCTTGAGGTAAAGAATGGTGCTGCTGTAATTTACAAAGACAAAGTATTTTGCACAGACCAAACTATAAACCAAGCTAACAACGATTACTATTCTGTAAATAGTGGCGAATACACCACAGAGAATAGCTTTGATAACGATTATATTATTTTATGAACGATTTAAGAATAGTTAATTTAAGCAGTTACACAAGTCCAGAGATTGTAGAGAAATCAAACAAACAATGGGTAGCGTATGGAAGCGATAACAACTACTTTCAATACCTTATAGACCGCTACAACGGAAGTCCTACTAACAACGCTATTATAAATGGTGTTAGCCAAATGATTTACGGAAAAGGCTTAGATGCTTTAGATAGCAACAGAAAGCCAGAGGCATACGCTAAAATGATGTCTTTATTCCACAAGGATTGTGTGCGTAAATTATGCTACGATTTAAAACTTATGGGTCAATGTTCTATGCAAGTTATATACTCTAAAGATAGAAAGAGTGTAGCAAGAGTAGAACACATACCTGTAGAAAACCTAAGAGCTGAAAAGTGTAACGAAAAAGGAGAGATAGAGGCTTACTATTATTCTGATAACTGGGATAAAGTAAAAAATGTAGAAGATTGCAAACGCATACCAGCTTTTGGTTATTCTAATGAGCCTATAGAGATAGTGTATGTAAAACCATATAGAGCTGGGTATAAGTATTATTCAAGTCCAGACTATCAAGGTGGACTTCAATATGCAGAGTTAGAAGAAGAGATAAGCAACTATCATTTGAATAATATTCTTAATGGTCTTGCACCGTCAATGCTCATCAATTTTAACAACGGTACTCCAAACGCTGAGGAACGTCAAATGTTAGAGAATAGAATATATCAAAAGTTTAGTGGGTCAAGTAATGCTGGTAAGTTTATATTAGCATTTAACGACAACCCAGAGAGTGCTGCAACTATAGAGCCAATACAATTAAGTGATGCGCATAACCAATATCAGTTCTTATCAGATGAGAGCGGAAAAAAAATAATGGTAGCACACAGGGTAGTTAGCCCTATGTTATTAGGTATTAAAGATAGTAGTGGCTTAGGTAATAATGCAGATGAGTTAAAGACTGCATCTATACTTATGGATAACACAGTTATAAGACCATTTCAGACACTTTTAATAGATGCCTTTGATAGTATATTAGCTTACAATAATATCAGCTTAAAACTATACTTTAAGACCTTACAACCATTAGAGTTTACAGACTTAGAGAACGTAGAGGACGAAGAAACAAGAGAAGAAGAAACAGGAGTTAAGTTAGCTAAAGAATTACCAGAAGATTTAGGTAGTGATATAGCAGATGCTTTAATTGACTTAGGACAAAGTGAGGAAGAACTTCTAAGCGACTTTGACGTAATGGACGAAAGAGAAGTTAACTATGACGAAGAAGATGGCTTAGACGAGGTTATAACAGACTTAAACAAGCCAAAGAAGAAAAGCACACTTGCTAAGATATGGGAATTTGTAAGTACTGGTACAGCTAAAAAAACAGCACCAAGCGAACAAGATGGAACAAGCAAACAAACAAAAGAAGAGGGTAATGAGTTTTTAGTAAGATATGTTTACAGTCCACAAAGATACAGCGCAAACTCTCGCCCATTCTGTAAAAAGATGGTTGATGCTAATAAGGTGTATCGTAAAGAGGATATAATGGCAATGACTAAAAAAACAGTAAACAAAGGCTTTGGAAAAAATGGTAGCGACACTTATAGCATCTGGCTTTACAAAGGCGGTGCGAGGTGTCAGCATAAATGGTTTAGAAAAACTTATGTTAGAAAGTTAGGTGGTAAAAGAATGGGTACAGAAATAACTACAACAGAAGCAAGGTCAAGAGGTTTTAAACCAAAGGGCAGACCAAACGCTCAGAAAGTACCTGTAGCACCTAAAGATATGAAGTATAAAGGTTATACTGCTGAGTATTGGAATAAAATAGGATTTAAGAATTAGTATGGCAACAGCATTATTTATAAACAGGACAGATTTAGTCAAGAACTCTATACTTGATGGCAATGTAGATACAGATAAGTTTATACAATTTATCAAGATTGCACAACAAATAGACATACAGAATTTATTAGGTACAGACTTATACAACAAAATAAGTGCTGATATTATAGCTGGTAATTTAGCTGGTAATTATTTGTCTTTAGTAAACACTTATGTACAACCTACATTGATTTGGTTTGCACAGATGAACTATATACCATTTGCTGCTTATCAAATAAAAAATGGTGGTGTATTTAAGCATAGTAGCGAAACAGCACAAAACGTAGATAAGAACGAAGTAGATTATTTAGTAGCAAAAGCAAGAGAGTATGCTAATTATTATTCAACAAGATTAGTAGATTATTTAAGTTTTCATAATGATTTATTCCCAGAGTACACAAGTAATACAGACGAAGATATAAGTCCAGATAATGACACAACGTTTAAAGGTTGGGTACTATGAGATATAAGGTAAAAGAAACAAACCTTACTAAACTAAAGAAATATATAGAGGTCATAAAGAAACAAGTAAGCGACAAAAAAGAAAAGAATGAGCAATCCTAAATTAGCATTAATACCAAGTGGATATAACGACAGTAAAGTCTATTCTATACTTCCAAG